TGTCAATGGGGAGTTCTTTAGCTCCAAAAACTACTCAGTAGAAGATACCGCAAAGTTTATAGAAGAACAAATAGACAAGAAAACGGACTGGTGGATAACAGCCCAAGAGTCTGTCTATTATGGGTTTATGGATAAGGTTATATAGTGTCGCAGATCTTAAAAGACATAGATGAAGCTTGGCTTGGAATTTCAGTAAAAGACGCGGACCTGTTTAATCCTACGTCTATTTTTGAATCAGCCGATGACGACTTCCACCTGAAGCTAACGTGGCTAATGACAAGGCCGGAGTACTTCTCGTTTCTTTGCAAGCAGATATTTAATATACAGATTCTACCATCCCAGGCTTTGATCCTTGAAGAATTGTGGAGTAGAAAATTTCCAATGCTTATTGCCAGTCGAGGCTTTGGTAAATCCTTTATATTATCTCTTTATGCTATGATGAGAGCCTTATTAATACCTAGTAGGAAAGTGGTTGTAGTGGGTGCAGCCTTCCGACAATCCAAGGTTCTCTTTGAGTACATGGAGACCATTTGGAACAACTCCCCGATACTACGCGACATATGTGACGGAGACAGTGGACCCAGAAGAGATATTGATAGATGTGTAATGAGGATCAATGAAAGCCGTATTACTTGCCTACCTCTAGGTGATGGTCAGAAAATTAGAGGACAACGCGCAAACGATATTATTAGTGACGAATTTGCTTCTATACCAAGGGATATTTTCGAGACAGTCGTCGCGGGATTCGCTGCTGTTCAAGCAGACCCAATAGAAAATGTAAAAAAAACTGCCTCAAAAAATAAAGCCCGACAGCATGGGATAGACATGGAAGTAAATACAGGTAGCACCGTAGACAACAAAGATAATCAAATTATATTATCTGGTACGGCATATTATGATTTTAACCATTTTGCTACATACTGGAAGAAATGGAAGTCTATAATCAACAGCAAAGGAGAGGAGAGTAAACTCAGGGAAGTATTTGGTGGAGAAGATGCCCCACCGGATTTTGATTGGCGCGACTACTCAGTTATACGCATACCTTACGAGCTTCTACCAGACGGCTTTATGGACGCCTCACAGGTCGCCAGATCGAAGGCAACCGTCCATGCTGGAATATATCAAATGGAGTTCGGAGCGTGCTTTACACGCGATTCTCACGGCTTCTTCAAGCGTACCTTAATAGAGAGCTGTGTCTGTAACGAAGAGAATAGCATTAGAGACTCAAAAGACGAGCCTATTATTTATAAAGCCAAGCTAATGGGGGACAAAGACAAGAAATACATATTTGGTGTAGACCCCGCTTCAGAGGTTGACAACTTTAGTATAATTGTAATGGAGCTAGATAATGACAATAAAAAGATTGTTTACTGTTGGACAACAACAAGAGATAAGCATAGAGAAAAGATCAAGAAGGGTTTCTCCAAGGAGAAGGATTTTTATGCGTACTGTGCAAGGAAAATAAGGGATTTGATGAGACTGTTTCCCTGTCTACACATTGCTATGGATGCGCAGGGCGGTGGAATTGCAGTAATGGAATCTCTACACGATACGGATAAGATACAAGAAGGAGAACACGCAATCTGGCCAATTATAGACTATGATAAGCCACAAGATACAGACAACGAGAAGGGTCTACATATTCTGGAGATGTGCCAGTTTGCAAAATACGATTGGTTGGCAGAGGCGAATCATGGTCTAAGGAAAGACTTTGAAGATAAAAATACTTTGTTCCCGATGTTTGACTCTATTAGTTTGAGTGTCTCAAACGCTGAAGACGGACTGAAAGGTCGAATGTTTGACACCCTGGAAGAGTGTGTTCTTGAGATTGAAGAACTTAAAGATGAGCTAGCAATGATCCAGATGACGCAGACCTCGGCAGGTAGAGACAGGTGGGACACTCCAGAAGTTATCGTAGCCGCAGGGAAGAAGAACAAAATGAGAAAGGATAGGTACTCCGCATTGATCATGGCAAATATGGCAGCTAGGACAATAAATAGAACCCCGACTGAAGAAGACCACCAGTTCTACGGAGGCTTTGCTACCTTGAGAGAGGGTGAAAACAAACGGGGGCAATTGTATTCTAATGGTCCAGGATGGTTTACTGAAGGAATGGGCAATGTCTACTAAATTTGTGTATACTTTATAGTAACCATTACATTCTAAATACATTCTGACTAAAGGGACTACTATGAGCGAAGACCAGTTTTCAGTAACCTGGGATGAACTTGACAAAAACAGTAAGTCTCTTGCTATGGAGCAGTACTCACAGGCGGGCAGCGCCTACGGTGGTGCCTACAACAAATCCCAAGGGTCTCACTCCAGGGACTTTAGGGACATAGAGCCAAACAGGAGTGTACGTACAGGGTTTACCCGACAGGACTTTGATGCGTTCAGGCCGGGAGAGCAAGTCCCTCGTCGTCAAAAAAGAATAATTAAAATGAGTATGGAAGCATACGACAAGGTTGGTATTATAAGGAATGTAATTGACTTAATGGGAGACTTTGGGAGTCAGGGGATAAATATTGTACATGAAAGCAAGGGTGTCGAAAGTTTCTATAAGCAATGGTTTAAGAGAGTAGAAGGAAAAGAGAGGTCTGAAAGATTTCTCAACCTGCTTTATAGGGCAGGCAACGTTCTTGTTTATCGAAGTAGCGCCAAGGTTACACCGGCTGTAACAAAGTATATTAAATCCCTGGGGGCTGACATAAAGGTTCAAGTCCCTAAATTTGACGAAAGAACAATTCCCTGGCGTTATAATTTCTTTAATCCAATATCAGTAGACTCAGTAAATGGAAAAATGAACCTATTGTTTGGAAGAAAAGAATTCCAGATTACATCAAGTTCTTTTATAGATAATTTTCGTGACGGTACTATTCCAGCTCAATATCTAGACACCTTCCCTCCTGACATTAAGAAAAGTATTAACAAGGGCGAAAACAAGATACCACTCGACCCAGATAGGTTGTGTGTATTCTACTACAAAAAGGATGATTGGTTGGAATGGGCCAACCCTATGATTTATGCTATCCTAGATGATATTATCATGCTGGAGAAGATGAGACTGGCAGATTTGTCTGCCCTGGATGGTGCCATTTCTAACACAAGATTATGGACCCTGGGAAACCTTGAACATAGAATACTACCAACAAAAGAAGGTATAAACAAGGTAAGGGATGTCCTATATAGTAATCCGGGTGGTGGAACCAGAGAGCTAGTCTGGGGTCCAGAACTCTCATACACTGAGTCTAACAGTCAGGTATATAAATTCCTGGGTTCAGAAAAATACGATTCTGTTTTGAACGCTATTTATGCTGGACTTGGCGTACCCCCAACTCTTACTGGCGCACCTGGTAATGGTGGTGGGTTTACTAATAACTTTATATCACTAAAAACCCTAGTAGAAAGACTGCAATATGGTAGAGAGCTTCTTACTCGGTTTTGGGAGAAGGAAATTGAGATCGTTAGGAAGTCTATGGGTTTCAAAAGACCCGCGCAGATAGCATTTGATCAGATGAGCCTATCTGACGAAACGTCTGAAAAGAACCTACTTATACAGCTAGCGGATAGAGATATTATTAGTCACGAGACAATTCTTGAAAGATTCAAGGAGATACCATCAATCGAAAAAATTAGACTTAAGAGAGAATCTAAGGAGAGAGACAAGGAGAGCCTACCTGAAAAGGCTAGCCCTTATCACAATCCACAGCACGACAAGGATCTAGAAAAGATCGCCCTACAAACCAACAAGGTGACACCTAATGATGTTGGCTTAGAGACAAGCATTCCAGAGTCTGATATTCTCCACATGTCTAAACCAGAACCCACTGGTGGTCCAGGGCTTCCTAACAAACCTAAACCTCCGTCCCGGAATGGTAGACCACCACTAAAGAAGGATGACGGCCCTAGAAAGAAACGTACAGAAACCCCAAGGTCAAAACCGGGAGTGGCAGAGCTTATCATATGGACACAAGATTCCTTCGATAAAATCTCAGAGGTTACCACGGCTGCTTTTCTTGGAATGAAGGGCAAGGCCAATATGAGGAAGCTCACAAAGGCAGAGGTTTCAGATCTGGAAAGACTAAAACTAGATATCCTTACCAACGTAGATCTGATGTCAGACGTGACGGCTGAATCCATAAAATCCATACTGGCGTCCAACAAGAAGACTCCAGCAGTCATGCTGAAAGCCCTAAGAGATCTGAACATAGCAACGTCCAACATGTCTATAGATGAGTATAAAAAGAGGTCCATAGGTACATTCATAGAGCTTGTCATAGTGGATAAGATATAGAATTCCCACATTTTTCTTTTTTTTGTGTATAATTCATAGAGGTATAAAAGCTATGAAAGATATCAAGGTATTTCAGTCCGAAATAGATGACGGCGTTGGAGAACTCGTAAAGAGTACAGCCAGCGTTGCATACTGTTCTGAGGCAACTATACATAAAGGAACAATGGAAGCTGCTAAGGATGTTATTTCCAAAAATTGTAGCCGCGATATTTTTGATAAGGTTTTTGCAGAAAACAAAGATCAAATAGACCTTTACTACCTAGAGTCTGTTTTAGTTTCCACAGGCTGGAACAAAAACGACGACGTATTCATGTCAGAGGCTACCTGGCAAGCTAGAGATACCCCAGAAGACAAACAGTTCAACTTTATGCACGATGAAAACGATATAATTGGACATATTACTGGGTCTTACGTACTTTCAAAAGAGGGCAAGAGGATAGATACAGAGGAAAGGCCGGAAGATTTTGATATTATAACTCAGGCGGTCCTGTATAACAGTTGGCGCGACCCAGAAAACAGCAACAGAATGAGTAAAATCATTTCCGAAATAGAGGATAAAAAGTGGTTTGTTTCTATGGAGTGTCTATTTGCGGGATTTGATTATGCTTTGACCAATAAAGAAGGCCAGGCAAAAGTTCTAGCAAGAGACGAAGAGTCGGCATTCCTCACGAAACACTTAAGAGCCTATGGAGGAGACGGGGAGTACGAAGGCTATAAAGTCGGTAGAGCCTTTAAAAACATAGCTTTCTCGGGAAAAGGTCTGGTTGAAAGACCAGCCAACCCCAGAAGCATCATCATGGATAAAAATTCAAGCAAAGCTTTTGTGTTAGAAGAAGATAATTCTATTAACTTTTATATAGGAGACCTTAAAATGTCTGATACCTCGATGCTAGAGAAGCAGGTTGCCGAATTGAAAACGGCTGTTGCTTCGACAGAACAGGAAAACAGAGAGGTCAAAGCCAAGATCGAAGAGGCGAAAGACAAAGAGTTCGCATCTCAGGTTGAAGCCTTTGAGTCTCAAATCGAAGTCGGCAGCTCGACGATTGCCGAAATGGAAGAAACAATTAAGTCTACACAGGCCAAGGTTGCCGAACTCGAAGATTCCCTAGCCAAATCCAACCAAGAGTTGACTCAGGCTACAGAGGCTGTTGCAGGCTGGAAGAAGAAAGAAAAGCAGCAGAGTAGAATGGCAAGCCTCATGGAGTCTGGCCTAGACCAGGAAGAGGCCGCTGAATCCTTAGCATCCTTCGACGATCTTAACGATGAAGCCTTCGAGTCTATTGTGGCCCTGATGAAGAAGAAGTCTGAAAAGAAGGACAAAGAAGATAAGGATAAGGATAAGGATAAGGATAAAGACGGAAAAGACAAGAAAGAAAACCCCTTCGCCTCTGAAGCCAGCGAAGAGGAAGCAACTGCCGAAGTGTTCGAAGATGTAGAAACTTCGGAAGCCACTATGGTAGAAGCTAGCGTCGATGAAGCAGACGAGTTAGAGTCTACACGAGCCTCTCTGTCTGAGTGGATCGGCGCTCACATTCTCAGCAAGTAACTAAACTCTCTTATAGGAGATATTAAAATGGCACTTAAAGCAGATAGAATAGAAGAGTCAACGGATATCAGCCACTTTTATAACGCTGGTACTGCGACACGTGGAGGCGTTGCTGTTCTCGATGCAGCTAGCGCGTCTGGAGCAGCTATGGATCAGGGCGCAAACCTTGTGAAGTATGCAATCGCTGTTTCAACCGACGTTCCCATTGGAGTCCTACTTAACGACGTTGTTAATAAGGATTTAACCAGAACTCACCTTAACCATTTTAAGGATGAAGTTCAAAAGGGCGGCAAGGTAACAGTTATGACCCGAGGTCAGGTTACTACGAACTCGATCACTGGAAATCCGACTGCTGGAGGTCTTGCTTATGCCAGCAATACTACTGCTGGTAATATTCAGACCGATGCGGGTACTGCCGCAGAGTCTGGAGCTTTGTGTATTGGGCGATTCCTTTCTGTTAAGGATTCAGATGGCTACGCCAAAGTCCATGTTAACCTTCCAAACTTTGGCGCTTAATCGCCTAGATAAATAAGGAGACTTCAATATGTCAGCTATAGAACGTCCCAGTGACGAATTTATTACACTACTCAGAAAATCTGGCGATCATGATGTCAATGTCGCTCATGCTGCTCAGCGCGAATTTGCTAAGGCTCTCGAAACGCCTCTACGCAAGGGAGTTCTGACTGGTAATATCCTGGGTAATATCTTTGAGACGATCAACGTTGAGCCTGGTGCTTCAACGGAATATCCT